CAAGTCTTACCACATCGCAGACAACGAACCCAAATATCGCCGTTGATCATTTGGTGCTTCATGACCGCATATTGCGTGGCGTTTCCACCTGTTGACAGGACGCGCATATCGCGCTGACTGACATTTCCGCCCTTTTTATGTGTACAAACTTTCCAACGAGCTTCGTCAGTTCCCCGCTGTTGCGCGAAAGTCCGGCCTTGTGCTTCGCGATCTTCTTTCTTCTGAAGTTCTTTGACATCGCGCTCGGCTAATCGGCCTTTCAAATCTTTGATCGAATATTCACGCTCTTGACGACTAAGTTTCAGTTGTTCAAGTTCTTCGCGCTTAATCTGTAATTCTAACTGCGCTAATTCTTCTGTCGCAGATGATTTCTTAATATCTTTTACTTCGTCTGACATTACTCCTCCTCTTTGTCTACTGTGTTTCGAATTCCGTGAAGTATTGAATTATATCTTCCGGAACAACACCGATCTGTACTTCCAAATTCTTTATGCGCTTGTTCTTCGGTCAATACTTGCTTTAAAATAAGCTGCAAAAGACAAGTTCGCCAGCCGCGATATCGCTCTGCAAGCGGAACACCGTGTTCATCGAATCCTAGGACCGAAAATTCTGGGGCGAATCCATTCTTGATCCAACATCCGACTTCATACGGCTTTAGAACGTCGTTTCCACGTTGTACAAGTAGCGTCAACTTGTCATGTTGGGGGTGATCACGAAGCGCACATCGAACACCGATCTTCTTTAGCCGGGTTACGAACTCACTGTGGTGCATTATCCGCCCGATACGCGCTTCAATATCTGCATACTCAGTTTCTGAGCACCACCGATATTCACCCATTGCATCATAATTTTGTTCTTGCCATCGGGCGAGTTCTTCTTTATTCTGATTTGAACTCGTATCGTGATACCGAGTCGCATAATCTGCGACATCGGCGGCAAGTTCGGGCGTCATTTTAACATCCAACTCTTCGCTATATGTTTCCCAAGGTGCCTTCGAAGTATTAAGGCGCGTGCCCTGACTTTTCATTATTTCAGCTTGCGTTGGCATGTCGCTCCTCCGTTCGATCAGGCATCTACTAAGAGAAGCCCCATGCTGGTGAAATCAGCGTCTTTACATGCGGATCAGGCATATCGACTACTAACATCTTGCATAAGTTCTAGACCCTATGTTCGATTAGCGCCCGATTTGATAATCCATCTCTTCGGACGCATGTTCACAATTTCTACGTAATATCCCACTGTTCTCGAAATGCAGCAGGATAATCTTGTTTTTCTTCATCCCAAGGTTCGCAAAATATTGGCGCATATCCAGTTGCATCAGACTCTGAATCAATTTGCGCGGCATGAGCGTCGATTTCGTCGTCCCATTGACACGCCGAAACAAACGCTTCGTCGTTCTTATGCGCAATTGCGAGTTTCGACCGAAGTCCTGAATTTACGGCCCGAAGAATTCGATTCGTGTTCTTCAATCTAAGATTGTCGTCAATGACATCTTCGAGTGCTTCTTCTAAACCTTGAATCACTAACTGCAAATCTTGCTGCTTTTGCGAAAAAGTCATACTCCTCCTATTTTTATATTGTGTATAGAAAAGGGCCGACTCGGATGAATCGACCCTTACTAAGACTACGTTACGATCTTTACGTCCAATAGCGCGAAAATCTTATCTTTAGGATAAGACGTTCCGCCAGCAGTAATAAAACCTTCAGACCCGTCAAATGTTGGATACACGACTTCTATCACGGCTTTACCATAAGAAAGTCCTGTGACAGTAACAGTCGAAGCACCCGACGCACTGACAGAACAGAGTTTCGCGGTCTGTGTCGGCTTCGGATCAAGATTAGTCGGATTGCCCGGGCCAGTCTGAAAACTAGCTTCTGTCACTTGTGGATTATTATACGAATTATAGACCCAAGAAGCGGCAGTCGCAGCATAAGCTGCATCAGACACGTCTACGAGTGACGGAGTAATTACAACAGACGATGCAAATCCGCCTGCACCGCTCAAAGACAAAGTGACACTATAGTGCGCCGGATTAGGGTGATTTGCAGATGGTGTAAGATACGGAATAACATTTGTGCCACTTAATTGTACATATACCGCAGAACCCAAACCATCAGTAGGGTTATGAGCGGGGGAAGGATTAGCCATATAAACTCTTTCTGCGGAATAACCGCTACTTAAGCAATAACATTAACGAGAAGCTGCGCCTGAATCTTGTCGATAGGAAAGTCGAAATCTTCATCAACGCTGTGCGTGTCGCCAACACCTTCGGTATTCCCGAAAGTGGGCGCAAAAAACTCGACCCAAGCTTGACCAACACGATAAGATGTAACAGTAAACGGATTGCCAACTGGACTTCCCGTTCCTACGACATCTGCAACACCGCCCGGACCAGAAGTGGGCGCGGGATAACTAACGGTCACATCTTGCTGATTACGAGCAGCGCCGTCTTTGTTCTGGATAACGCCAGCAACTTTACGCGGCCATGCGTTATAGCTGACTGCGCTCATGCCAGAAGCTGTTCCTTGAGCAAATCCGGGAACTGTAATAGCTTCAGCGGTCGCAATAGTTACTGCGCCGGACGAAGTCACGATTCCGGCCAAGGCGCGGCCATTCAATACGCCGCCGCCAAGAGTAATACTCGTATTCGCAAGAATATTTCCTTGCATAACGGACACAGAACCGAAGACTGACGTAAACGAACTGCCGACAAGCCAGTAAACATTTGCGGCTTGAGCGCCATTGACGAGAAGAACAGACGCATTCGATTCAAGCGTTACAGTCGATCCGGCCTTGAAAATAAAAACTGCATTGGCATTTCCTTGAGCATCAAGAGTAATACTCGTCGGAATGTCCATCGAACTTCCGGCAGAATAATTACCGGGAAGATAAGTCGCGGCAGTCGCGCCGTTACCGAGAGTGGAAAGATTGGCAGACGATCCGGATAGAGAAGTGAAAGTCAAAGCCGCTAAAGCGTTATACGTCACTAGAGCCGCAGCTAATCCCGCTTGTGCGTCGGCGTTATCAGTCGTCGCCGGAGGAACAAAATTCGCCCCGGTAAATCCGGTTTCAGTCGCGGTCGGATAAGAACCGATATTTCCACCTGTAATCAGTGTCGCGCCTGTATTCGTAATTCCAGCAGCGGCAAGAATCGCATAATTCGCAGCGGCTGTTCCAAGCTGTGAAGTCCCTGAAGCGCCGCCATTTGAGACGACGTTTCCGGCGACATCAATAGTCGAAGCGGAGACAGCGACCGTACTCGGCCCATGCGCGCCAGAGAGAGACAGAGTGACATTATAGTGCGAGATTCCTTGTGTTCCAACGACAGGCGTCTTCTCCTGTACAACGCCCGTTCCGGCCAACGAAACAGCAACAGCGACACCAAGACCCGTTGTTTGTGCGGGATAAGGCATATTTAACTCATTTCTGCGGACAAGCCGCGACTTAATTGTAATTCTAATTCTTTAACACTTCTAAGAATATATTCAGAAGCATTTTGCAAACTATCTGGATTATCTTTAAATGAACCTAAACCTTTGTTACAACCTTGATGAAGAAAACCACGTATAAATCCAGTTTTATGACAATGGTCTAAAACCATACCGTCATTTGCTAACGCATCTCCTCTTATCATTAAACCGCCGCAAATGGCGCACATGTTATGCTGTTGTTCAAACATCTCTAACGCATGATCACGATAAAGCACCTTTGCATTATCATATGTATTATTTACGCGTAAAGAACCAACCCAACATAAATATTGATCACGTAATACTGCCTTCGCCCTATGCTTCATTACCTTTATAGGGACTTTTCCACATATATGACATTCTGCCGTAAGTTTTTCAGGATCGATGTTAGATAATACGTGGCGTGCTTTTGACCGTCTAACCGCGTTCATAATTTTACATGCATCACGAACGGCTGCTAACGCCTTTTCTGACGTTAAAGGCTTGCCTTTACGGTCGGCGTTTAACTCTTTAATAACTCTGCTAGACACTTCACTATGAAGGCATCCACAACTTTCGCGGTTTCTACTTTTAAATGCACCAGCAGTAATAAAGCGTATCTGCAAACAATCGCAAACACACATCCATACTTGCTGCCCTTTATTGTTTACCCATGCAGGCATCAATGCTTCTAAACGCCCAATTTTAACTCCCGTTAATTCTAACTTTTTCATTTTTTCTCTCCGTAATAGAGAATCGAATCAGGACGGATGATTACGGCATCCGTCCTTCATCGAAATTTACTACACTACCACTTTAGCACAATAAGTTAACTTTTGTCAAATTAGCTAATTGCGCTGGCAGCATCGATTTGCATAATGTTATCAACAACTTACATTGTTGAGACAAATCATTTCTGTTTGTCTCTTATACTTTTATTCGTATAAGTTCGGACTATCGCATCGCATTTCTGCGTTTTCTCGTTTAGTCTCTACTGGTGCTTTCGCTTCCAGTCTGTTACCATTTCAGGGTTCAGCTTGATTAGAGAAAATTTATACAGCGCCATTTATCGAAAACGCTGACGGATCGTAGTATCAGGACCCAGAGACGTGGTAAAATGTCAATATTGTTACTCGTTTTTCAACGGGATAGATCATTTCTGTCTACCTCTGCACATTCATTTCCGTGCAGTTCAGACTATCGCATCACGCTTGCGCGTGTTTTCTCGCTTAGTCGTTCACGGTGCCTTACGGCTTCCGCCCTGTTAGCATCTCAGCTTCCAAGTCAATCAGAGAAAATTTATACAGAGCAATTTTTGGTCTACTCTGTAAGAAGTCCAGCCGGGGATCAGCCCTTCCAAAAACTAAATGATCTGCTGTATCTTCTTGATCCCAAAGGGGTTAGGATCAGCGACCGTGGGTGCAACGTTCTGCATAATGTTGCACTCAATATTTCGCCATTCGCCGTCACCGTATCCGGTATCGCCCTTAGCTCCGAGATTGATGGCAAAAACTCCATCGCGCCCGAAGATATAAGTTCGAAGACCGACTAGTCCGGCAACTGACTTATAGTTGTTGGACTGAGTGACGAGGTTGGTCTGGAAGAACTGAACGCCAGAACTCGGCAGTTCGATTACTTCAGTCAGATCAACACTTACGAGTTCGTCCATCTTTGCCTGTCCTACTGGTATTATTGTTTAGGATTTCTAACTTCCGTTAGAATCACACTCATGGTCGCCCATGAGATCGGACTGTATCATAAGTTCTTTACAAGGTCTGCCAAATTGCCTCGGAGTATTAATTCTACTCCGTACAAACTCAAGAGCATCCTTTGCTCTCTGTTTCTTAAGTTCAAGATAAGGAATAATCTTCAATAAAAACGCTTCTTGAAATTTCATTCCGCTAAGTTGCCATCGTCGTGTTGTCGGCTTACATTGATACCATCCGCCGCCATAGAGCGTAACTAACTCATCTATAAGCGAATAGCACATATTTGTAAACCCAATCACAACGCTAGACTCATAAGTGTCGATGTTTCCATCGCCGTCTATAAGTCCTGCAACGTATGCTTGAATTAAGTTTGGTTTTCTTGTTAAGAGACTTCTTAACGTATCAGTCTCTACGATGCTTCTTTTGCCTTTAATGAATCTGCAAGTGTTCGCCAGATACTTTCGTAAGTCCGGGGCTTCTCCCGATATACTCAAAAATTGACGAACTATTACTGCTTCAGATTTCTTTAAGACAAGGAAAGGAATTAATGTATCAAGAATTCTACACAGATGAAGTCGCCCTTGCGGAGTCCATCGATAGCCGATAGTCTCGCGTCTTGGGTCTTTCTTTGGTTTAAACTGCCCGCCAAAGTGTTCAACAACCCATTTCATGAGTTGCACATCATCATTGTAAAACTCTAAACTTGCCTGATATCCAGACTCGCCCTTGTAATAAATACCAAGAGTTCCATCTGTGTCAATCAGACCCGCCATATACGCTATAGAATGGTCTTTCATATGTTCCTTAATTATAAGAAGTTATCTCGGGATTGTCAAGAGAAATCTTGATGTTCCCCGATATAGTTAAGTTTATACACACCCCAATAGAATTAAAGTGTGCTTCAGGATGTCGATAGGCGAATCGTTGGAGTTATCAGCCAAAACATCGCCAAGGGCGAAGGGATGAATTACTCCGATGAAACTCTTACTCGCTTCGTCAAAAGGACGAACGCTGCGGCCAGCAAGTGACTGGACGCTATTTCGAATCTGGGACAACGACAGAGCAGTAAAGCTCGAAGTCGAAGTCGCGGCCAACTGAGTCAGCACGCTAGAATCGATGCTGTTCGCGCCGTCGCAAGTTGCACGGACGAGAGCGGACAGACTTTCGCCAAGGCGATAACTCATTTCCTTCGCGACGTTCTCTACGGTATTGTCAATCGCAGTCGCAAGACTTAGCGAACTGAAATTGGCGTAATCGGCATATTCACCGATTGTGGCCGTGGTAGTTAGCACGCTAACACTCAGAGACGAACCGACAGTTCCTTCGGTAGTCTGATTAGTGTTTGCAGCTAAAGGCACGTACATAAACATCTCGTACTGGTTACCACTATTGGTTGGCAGATTGAGACGTTCGGCGCAGGCCACGAATGGCGTCTGAGCCTTTAAATTTTCCCGGAACTTTTTGTCGTAAAACTTAACAGTAGATTGCGGGAGGTTAGAGAGTTGATTCCCCGAGGGTGAAAATGACATTTGTCATCTCTTTTTATCGACGTGTCTTTGCGGGACGAGTTGCTTCGAGTTTATCGACATTCTCACTAAACTTCGGGTCTGTCAATAGTCGCCGTTTGTACTCGTCAGAAGACATGCGGTCGATATCAGCCAATGTAAGAGCGCCCGTCTGCGGCTGAACTCCGGTGTTAGAAGCAACACGAGAATTCAATCCCGAGGGTATTCTTGCAGGTTGGCTTGGTTGTTGCGGTTGCACAGAATCACTAATCCGAGTGACTTGTGCTACTGGTTCCGCATTAGGAACCGTGTTCTCCGGGACTCGCGTCACAGGAGCGTCCTCACGCACGATAGGAGGTGAAAGAAGCAATCCGGCTTCGTTCATCGTTGAATTGGCTCGTTCAAAATTTGCGACGGTTGGTGATAGCCTATTCTTGATCATCCAATTCGTCAAAACTTCTAAGTTCTCAGTCACAGAATAAAACTCTGGATGCTTTTCCATAAAGATAGCCGCGTTTTGACGGGCTAAAAGCTGCATCGTTGTAATCTGTTGCTGATTTAATGTCTTACGTAAATCTTCGGGCGAAGCGCCAATGGCCGATTCTAACAGTCTGTCTCGGGCCGCTTCGAACTTCTCCGGGTCATTCAAATCTTGTGAAATCGCATAACGTTCGCCAGCAGACAATGGCTTAGGTTGAAAGTCAACAGGCTGCGCGAAACGTTCTGCGTCATCAGGAATCGAATCTTCACCTCGACCAAGTCTTGCTTCTTTCGTAACTTGACGTAGTTTCCGCACGAGACTAATATTTTGGTCACGCAACTTCTCGGCCAGTTCGTCGGGCGTTCGATAAAGGATGACTTGTTTTCCGCCGATTGATCGACCTTCTGCGTCTGTCGGCTGATATTCGTATCGCAATTCAGGTTCGGGCGGCGCTTCGATTACTTCCGGTTCGATTATATCTTGTACAATAACTTCTTCTGTCATTTACTCTCCTCCTAAAAACCATTAAAATTTATGCCATTCTACATCATTAAGATCACGAAGCCATGCAATTGCTTTTGTCTCGGTCATATCGCCTTTGTCGTACCACTTCGTATCGTTAACCACACACCACAATTCCAGCGGACTAAGACCGCCTCGTTCAGCCAATCGTGTTAGTGATTGATAGTGATTAGCATACGCTTGTTTCTCATGGTCTTTAACTAAGTCCCACGACACGGCACGCGGATATGAAATACGCTTCTGGCGAGCCTCGTAAGCTTCGTTAGTTTGTCCAGGTAAAATCGGAAATGCGTTCGCCATTATCTCAATCCGTCTAACTGCATATTATTTTCCGGCTCAGTTCTGGCCCGATTATTGTAATTCTCGACCGTGAGTTCTTCTTTCAACCGGGCGATCAGACTTGTGTAAAATCCGCCAACTGCGTTCGCGAGTCGGTGATTTACAAGAACGTCTTCAGGTTTCGTCGGATCAGTATTTGTCAATCTGACATTGTATGAAACCACGACATTTTCCATCAATCTCTGAAGAACGTCAAACGCTTCAGTCTTGACGTAAGCAGCAAGTAAAGACCGTTCTATTTCGGTCAACACGATATCAACGTCAATACCTTTTACTGCGTCGTTAACTGCAAGCATTTCTCCTCCAAGAAGACAAAACCGTCGCTATTCGTATCACGACAGACGCCCGTTACTCTGGGTCCGGAGCAAGCCTACTTTTCAACGAAGGGCAGTAAAATTAGGGTTGTTAGCGGCCCAAAGACCGCCTTTAATGGGATACACAACCGGGTACCGACACATTAACGTATGGTCAGACGCTGTACAGACCTTGTTATAAAGTGTTTAACCAAATCTCTTCGCTGTGTCTTGAATATCCTCTTAAATGCATACGATTATCTTCGGCGTTCGTCTCTGATCCGATCAACTCTCCAATTCGTTTAGCAATCTCATCGACGTTTGTTGTCGAAACAACAGAAGACTTGACTGTCCAAGGTACTTGCGAAGAACAGATCAATGGCGTTCCGACTGTAACCGCGTCTGCGGCGACGATACAAAATGTCTCTGTAAAAGAGACACACATCGCCAAACTCATCTTCGACATAATCTCTAGAAATTCATCTCTGTCAAGCCAAGTTATTTCGATCAGGTTGTGCCCGGTGTTTTCAAACAGCGCCCGAAGATTCTTAAGAACGCGTTCGCCGCCATCTTCACAACGAGTTCCGTTGACATAAAAATTTAACTGTCGGTTGACCGAATCAGCATATTGTATTGCGGCGACTGCTTGGATCAGTTGATTCTTCAACGGCCTAATTGCCCCGAAACAACCAATATTTAACTCAAAACTTTCTTTACGATGCCGACTTTCGACCGGATAAAAATTCGGAAGATATAACACGCCATCTTCCGATGAGATATCTTTAATACTTTCAAACGTCCGTTTATCGTTAAATGCAACGAATACTCCGCGTTTTAAGTACTCGAACGTCCAAGACATTGCGATTGAATCAGACGCGAGAAACGGTAAATCGCTGTGTATACGTACAACCCATTTGACGTTTGGGTGTAAATTCTTCAATACGTCAAATTTCTCGGGCACGACCCAAAGTGCTTCGATTACAACTGTATCAGGCCGGAAGTTAAAAACTTCCCGGTCGATACTATTGTTGTCGTTCACAACTACCAACTTCGCGTCCACGCTGTTCTTATTTAACATATCAACGATGAACTTCGAAGAATTTAACAATCCGCTTGTTCCATAGTTATAATTGCAACCGTATCCGCTTTTCTTTAATACGAACAGAACTTTCATCATCTCCTGCTTCGGGCCAGAATAAATTGGGGCGATTCGTTATGATCGCCCCCGTTCCGTAGGTTATAAAGCTACGAATAGTTAATTTTTAATCTCCTTGGCTACACCGAAGGAGTTTGACCCTGAAGTCCGATGGCGCTTGGTTCGCCAAGAGTGGTTTCATCCAATCCGGAACCCTTCGCGGCTGCAACAACCAAATCTTCTTTGATTCGATTGTTGCTCGATTGATCGGCAAGATCACTCTTTTGCTGGAACTTCTGGACAGAGTCTTGCTGCTTCGCTTGGACTTGTGCTTGCATTTGCGCGGCTTTCGATTGTGCTTGGCGCTTTGCAATCATCTGCGGAGTCATTTTTTTAATGATATCGGCATTGTTCTTCCATTCCGAAGCTTCCATCCACATTCGAAGAATCGCATCATAGTCGATATATTCTTCGTTGATATCGGCTAACTGTTCGCCAATTTGCGGATTGTCAAAAATCTGTGTCAACATGACCATCGATTGCGCCATCGTTCGACGAGCCGACATCGACGCGCCTGCAAGAATTTCGAATTCAATATTTGAATCCCAATAATCTTGCATCGGAAAAGCCTGAGTCAACTTTCTACCGAGTAATTCACCAAGAATGTGCAAAATCCATTCGTCGTGCATAAATCGAAAAACTAACATGTCAAGAATAGACAGAAACGGCTTGAATACTTGTTCAATAAAATTGTCTAGCGGGCCGTCTAATCGAGTTGCAGACGCTGATGCCTGAATTGCAGCGCCGCCCGATGTTCGACCCATACCAGACCGAGGACCAGCAGTAGAACCCTGAACGAGTTGTTGATCGGCCCCCGAAGCGGATTCTGAACTATCTTGTGATTCTTTTAACGCGGACCAAACATCAGACGGAACTTTCGGCTGTTCAAGAAGATGGAATGCTTCATCAGCAGGTCCATCGACTTTCATAATCTTGCCGAGTCCGGTTCGGATCATTTGTGTCGCGGTATTCGCTTCGCGTTTCTGGAGATAAATCGGATTAACGCCAAAAGACAGAATCTTTAATATGGCATTAATCGCGCCTTGATCGACGCGTTGATTCTGGCCGATGACTAACCCAAGTCCCATTCCGAAGAACGCTTTTGGCCGACTCCACCAATTGCATGACAAAAATGGAAGTTGGTCAAATTCGTTTGTACCTGTATAAAGTACAGTCTCGCCGTTAATGACGATGATCTTTCGTTTCTTATCCCAATATTCCAGAACTTCTAATTTCTTGCGCAGCGGATCGGGTCCGGCCTGAATTGGCATGTCTTTCGAATGATGAACCGCGCCAGTTGCGTAAATATTTTGTTCTTGTTGAAGATTTGTGACTGTACTCGTAGTCTTGATCCACGTATCGCGAAGATTCTTCGGAATTGACCACCCTTCAGTAGCGGTCTTGTCTGTAGAATCTTCAATCGCTTGGCGAATCTCTTCGAGTTGATAAAAGTCCATGTAATGAACATCTACAACCCAATCAGCTTTACGAATATCGCTGACTTCAAGATGTGGATCGACAAGGACTTTATCTAGCGGTCTGTGCTCAAAAAACGGAAGTCGCATCGTTGTTATAGTCGGCGTGACTTTCGGCGCTTCATTCGTAACGACTACTGAACTCTGTGTCGCTTGATCCGGGCCGACTTCAACGCTGACGACAGATGCTTTTCGCTTCCAAGTCGTGATATCTTTCCAATCAATTCCCCACTTCCAAATACCAGTCCCGAAAGTGGCCATTGTTTCCATGCCCCACTTCGTCTGTTGTTTGAAATTACATTCGTCGAGAATGTAAGAAAAGAGAGCTTGTTTTGCGTCTACAATTGCTTGCGGAGTTCCCGGTCGCGGGCGCATAAGCATCGGCGGATCGTCGTAAAAAAGACCCTTATATAATTGTGGAATGATCGCGTTAACGATTTTCGCGACGGTGAACCGTTGTACGTTCGGTTCCATGACATACGTATTTTCATATACGCTGAGAGGGCGCGGCGATTGAAAAAGAAGATCGGCATCCACCGATGTTACTGTATCAATCATACAGGGTAGAACATTTCTGTCTACCTCATACGGTTCAATTCCCGTATGGTCGGACTATCGCATCACTCGAAGAGTGTCTTCTCACTTAGTCTCTCAGCGTGCCTTACGGCTTCGCCCTTGTTGCCATTTCAGGGTTCAAGTCAATCAGAGAAGATTTTACTGGCGCAATACTCTCAACGCCATAAGAGATTCCATTGGTTGTTCGCGCAGTAATCTCTAGCGGCTTGCGCTGATCCACAAACTAAGGAAAGGTCAGCACTTACTGTTTTCGTTTCGCCAGCTTGATTAAAATCATTTGCTACAAGCGGTGCGCTAGGATTGCCATCACTCGGAAAACCAACGGAATCAACTGCCATTCCGTTAATCTGTTCTTCCATTTACCCCCATCGCTTTCTAGACTTTCTTGTCAACTATTTTTACGTATTGTTTGTCAATCGCAAAATTCTTACCGCGAATATCGGCCATTATCGCATCCCAATCAATGTAATAAGTGCCCGGACTCGGAAATTCCAGAACTGCCATGCCGTTTATCTGTTCGTCTGCCACTGGCTCTCCTTCCTAAACACATTTACCACAAACCTGCTTCTTGTAACGGATCATAATCTTGCGCTGCATCTTGTTGCGCGGCTTTCAGCGCTTCGCCGCTCGACAATTCCGGATGATCTAACGAAGATTCAAAATTCTTTTGACTGATCATCTTTTCGAAAACGCCAGCGCCATAAATATGATCGTACTGTTGTTTCATTTGCGGATTAGAACAAAAGTCAGGCGCGACTGATGACATTCGGCCTTCCATTTCCGCATAACTTGAGAACTGATCGACGAGAATCGATAAAGCAGAAACAATGTCGTCATGTGTCGCAGCAGCGGTGTCAAATTTCTCTAACTCTGTATATAATTCTTCAAGCCCGACGCATTGATTGGCAAATAAAAGTCGTTCATCTCCCAATAACCTGAGAACGGGCTTTGCTTTCATACTTTTCGCGTTTGATTTATTTCCTTGGCCGAGCGGGACAAATTCGATAGGAACACGAATCTTCAACCGATCCATTTCACGGTAAACTTCACGTCCGAGCCATTTTACTCCAACGGAATCTTCGATACAAATGCGTTTCGGTTTCCACTGAAGTGCGTTTGCTGCGATTAACTGTGGAAGTTCGTATTCATTATATCGCCCACGTTTCATATCGATGATATAAAAACGTCCGCCATAAATCAGAGACGTAAGTATTACCGTGTAATCGGCCCAACTCTTAGTCGAGTAAGCTGTATCAACTGTTGTTACGATCATTCCTTGTTGCGGAAGCATGTTCGACGGAATTGTACGCCGTATAAGAAGTTCGCGAGGAAATTTGATTCGATGCGCCTGAGTCGGATCGTTCAAATACTTGATCGCGAAACCTTCGGCATCTTCTAATTTCTTTCCGCGAAGAAACTTATAAGTCAATTGGCCTTCTTCGTTAAACCAGAAGTCCCAATCCGACTCGATCATCTCTTCTTCGACTTTACCTGCCTTACGAGCAGCTTCATTCGGCCACCATGCGGCGCGAATGTAAACTTTCGTCTTTATATCTTCACCGTCTTTTTCGCATTTCGCGACGTATCTTATCGTTTGTCCGTAAGTGTCTTCAGAATCATACCAAGTGCCGATCTTGTCATAAAACCCATACGGATGAAGCATTGCGTTATGAATACTGACTTGGCGATTGACATTTTTAATGCGCTCGACAGTTCGACTATTTTCGTTCGTCACAACGTCATCTAGTTTCAAAACGCCGACGTGCCAGCCGGATAAGTTCTGATCAATCGACGCGGCAAAGACCGTACATTCTTTTTCGACCATTGAAACAGCAGGAGTCTGATATTCGCACGACTTACCTTCTTCTGCGGGAATACAATGCTCGGGAAAGAGGACTTGAAAAAGATTATAAGAACCATCTGCCATTTGCTTCGGCTTAATCGCTTTCTTAGTCTGGAACAAATTCTCTTGTTCCATTTCGCCGTCTTCAAGTGTAAAATGGCCTTTAATTTCCTTTACGAAGTCTTTTGCCAGATCAAGAACTCCGGTCAAAATCATGATCGTTACTTCAGGAAAACAGATTATATACTGTATGGTATCAGCCATGTCCATCGAAGACTTAAATCCGCCTCGGGGAACAAGTAACAATCGTTCTTTCTTGTCGATATAGTCTTTCGCGAATTGCTTGAATGAACTTTTGGTGGGGTCTTTACGGACGAAGAACTCGTTGCAAATCTCTTCGTGTGTGTTATGAACCGAGCCATCAATCCAAGTATATGTCTTTAAAGACGTGTCGCGATACTTTTCAAGAAGATGACAAAGAAAAAATAAGTTAGTTTGTGCAAGAAATCGCGCCCGCCGAACAAGAATTGCCGTCTCCGGCTGATCATCAATCAATACTTTCGCGGCATGACAAGTCGCAGATACTTTCTTCTTATGATCTGGAGAAAGTCTATCCCAACTTTGTTTTGCCTGTTTATCAAACTCTTCGTCTGACATGTTCTTGTACTGATAATTCGGGTGCTCAGTTCTTGCAAATTTGACTAACTCTTCTAACTCTGCGACTTTCAATTCTCCCCCAACAGACCTAACTTAGCAATTTGCCCCTGTGCAAGATCGCTTGCCCATTCCGTCTTTAGCTGCGCCCTGTGATCCTTTACCTTGGCCCGTTCCAGTTCCGCCCTTGTAAGCTTCTGGCGCAGTTGGCGCTGCTGG